CGAAGAAAACAACGTATATCACTCAGTAACACATATTTTAAAAGAAACCGCACCCCAACATACGAAAGATGCCCTTGAAAATTGGCTTAAAAGGTCCGATTCTATTGTGGAGCGTGATATTGCTTGCGAAAGAGGCAAGCTCGCACACAGCCACGCAGAATTTATTCTCAAACTTGCAGCAAAATTTGCAAGGCAAAACTCAAACAAAAGAGGTCTATGGAGGACTGGATCGGATGGATTGGAACGCTGTCCGAAAAAAGTCACTCAA